GTCGCGCCAATCTTGCCCATCGACGCCCAATGTTCGTTGGACCACGTATGGCCGCCATCGTCAGACCAGCGCAGCATAGCTTGCGGGTTGGAACCGATACCGTCGATCAGACCAACGCCAGTTTCGCCCTCAAGCTGAAGCGAGTGGTGCGTCGTGCGCTTTAGATTGTTTTGCCCGGTTGGCAGCGCGCGCCATGACCGCAACCAGCGTTGCGCGACGCCATTGTCGTCATAGACGTCCAAATCCAGCGTATAAATGTTTCCGTTGGCATAATCGCCGACCACGATATTGCCAAGGAAATTGCACTGGCAGTTGCTGCGATGCCGCGAGAAATTGCCGGTTGTGCTGGACGGGTTAACATAAGACGTCGCGTAAAAGGCGTTATCATCAAATGCCGACTGCTGAAAAGCGCCTTCTGAAACCGCGCGCGCGGTGTATGACGAACGTTGGTGCCACGACCCTGTGGCTACGTCATACACCCACGTCTCGTCCGCGGATGGGAACGAGATGACGTAAAACGCATGGCCGTCTTGCTGATACGTGTACGCAACAGCGTCGGTCATGTTTTTATAGCTTTGAATGCGCCATTCGATAGCGTGCGTCGAAACGCGCTGCGCAGTATAGCCGGTGGCTTTATAAATAATGCCTTGGCCGCGCGCATCCGCACCAAGCCAAAAGACCGTGTTATCTAACTTGGCAATGGAATACGGAGCGACGCAGCCAATTTCGTTGAACGCGCCTTGGATCGGCGCCAATGGGAAGTCTTGGCCGCCGGCGTTATACCACACTTCGGTCGAGCCATTGCCAAAGACCCAGCATTCCCGGTGATCGACAATAAGGCCAACCACGCCGTCGGGGCTGCCTTCGGCGCTGGCAAAATCTAATGGGTCGATCTGAAAGCCGTCGTAAAGCTGCGTCACCCAAATGCGCTGCGAATTAGGTTCGTTAAATACGAAATAGCCGTCCAGATAGCCGACCGTCGCCGCGCCGGGAAAGTCGGGATCGGTAATCTGCGCAAAAACGCCCGTGGATTCGTCGTAAATAAACGCATCCGGGTTGCAGGCAAAGAATAGCTGCGTGCCGTTATCTGCGATGGAAACTTGGCCTGTGCCCGTGACGTTACCGAGTTTAATCGGCGTCGCATCAAGGCTTGTCATTTTATAGACTTCAAAGCCCGACACGACGTAAAAATCTTCGCCGAACGTTTGGTGTGCCCAAAGCCCGCGGATCGGCCCGGTGCCTACAGTCTGATGAAATTTGAGGCCGGGGCAGCGCTGAAGAAAAGCCGGTTCCATGCCGCCTTCGGGGACGACTTCTGGAAACAGATTTACCATTTGGTTGTCGGCGGCGTTTACCGAGCGGGCTACATACGAACTGCCAAGGATGGGGCTTTTCATTTAACCCTCAATAGTTGCCAGCGTAAATGTTGTAGCGCTGCCGCGTAGCGATCAGGCTGTACGGCATCGACATAATATCGTCAGGGTTGTTGATGCGCTTCAGGTTGCGCTTGGATGCGATGGCGATGCGCTTGACTTGCGGCGATGGCTCAACCCCAAATTCAGGAGCCAATTCGCACGCCAAGTTATAGCGAAACGCCCGGAGATAGCCCGGCGGGAACGACAAAACAGTGTCGAGAAGCGCGGGCTGCGACAGTTCTTGAACCGACACAAAATGCCATTCCAGTGCGCGGATCGGCACCGGATAGATAAACATTTCAATGTTCGGGTACAGCATGTTGGTCCATATCACTTGCGGATATGTGGACGTTACGGTTTTAACCGCGATGCCGTCGTATTGCTGTTTGTTGATAAATTTGATGCCGTAACTGACGTTTGTGCTTCCATCGCGGAAATACGTGGAATCGTCCAACAGTACGGGGCGGTTGCCGACGAAATCGCCGCTGGGGCCAAGCGTCTTAGAGCGTGCGCCGGCTTCCCATGTAAAGACTTGCTCTTGCAGGGCAAAAACTGACAGCCGTTCAGTATTCCAGCTATCAATCATCTGGTTCATCGCGGTGAGCGCGTCTTGAGACGTTTCTGCCGAAGGCACTTCGCCTTCAGCCAAAACGCCCAAAAGCCTCAGAGAACCATTAATGAGATCGCCCGCTGTTGCCATGCTTAGTCTGCCTGCGTTGCGCGGGGGCGTCCACGGCGCTTAGAAACCGCCATTTCGTTAACGACTTCTTCGTCGTCAGCGTCCGCCGCACTGTTCGGCGTATTTACATCGTAGCGCATCCAGCCATTCATTTCATCATAAATCGCTTCTTGTTCGCTAATTGCGACTTTAGCGCCGTGAACCGGATGCTTTAGATAGATGGCAGCCATATAAAACTCACAAAAATAACCGCCCCCGACCGAAGCCGGGGGCGATATTATTTAGCCGATGCGGTACAGTGTCCAAGTGCCGTCACCCGTCTTGCGGGCGCGGAACAACTGAGACGTACCAGCAGTAGCAGCAACGGTTGCCAGACCAACAATGGTCCAGCCTGTGCCGGCAACGAGCGTGATAACGCCCGAAGACGAGCCGTCGACGTTGCAAACCGACAGATCAAACGTGCTGCCAACCTTCGCGCTCGACAGGGTGGCTTCGAGAAGCGCGACCGTCGGGAGCGTGTAGGAAGCCGCCGAAGTGCCGGGGCTGCCCAGCAGAATGCCCGAAAGCACCTGTGCCGGGGTCAAAGTGGCCGTAACGGTAGCGGTCGCGGGTGCCGGAGCATAACCGATGATCGACTCGTTAAGGTTGCCATCACCGACCTGATAACCGCCGGCGCCATTGGGGAGAGCCATAATACTATCCTTTCAAAAAGAGTGGCCCCCGGTAGTCCGGGGGCCGTGTTTAGGTTAGCCCCAGAGACGGCAAGCCATCTGCGGACGAATGGTGCTGTAGCCATACAGCACGTCGATACGGCAGGGCAGGCGGTCGTTGTTGATGTCGTACTGACGAACAACGCGGAGCGAGATGCCGTTGTGGACCTGACGCGAAGCCATGTCGACGCCCTGCGGCAGCAGAAGGTCGGCGGTGGCGAAAGTGATCGCGTCCTTGTGGTACACAAGGTTCTGCGGGTACTGCGTGGAAGCAGTGCCGAGGAACACGATTGCCTTGCTGTTGCCCGGCAGCGTGTTGACGGTCGCCAGTGCGTGATTGGCCGAGTAAACCGGAGCGACAGTAATGTCGCCGGCGCCCGAACCGTTCAGCGTGACGTCGGCAAGCGCGACGAACTGGAACAGCGAACCTGTGGATTCACGGGTCTGCGGGTTAACTGCATAGCAGTCAGCCACGGTGAACACGTCGCCAGCCTTAACGGTCGCCGACGCGCCAGCGCCGGTGATCGAAATGGTGGTGGCGCCTTCCGACGTGACAGCAGCCGACGTCGTGCCGCCGGTGGCGGTACGCGAACCGGTCGTGAACTGCTTGATCGACTGCGACATGTTGATTTCGTCGAAACCAAGCACGCCGGTGCCCATCAAACCGTTCTTGAACTGACGGCTGATCGTGTCGGTCGGGTTGAACAGGCCTTTCATGCCTTCAACCAAACCAGCGTTGGCAGCCGGGTTAACGGTTGCGTAACGCGGCGACATGACAGCAGCGTTTTCGTTCAGCTTCTGCTGAGCCTGAAGCAAGACCAGCGAAGTGGCAGGAGTCGTGCCGGGCGTGCCGACCGAGTTGCCGATGGTCTTGAATGCGTTTGCAACGTCAGCGTCGATGCTCGAAGCAAGCTGCGAAATACGCGGCTTGAGAACGCGCTCGGCGAAGTCGTCCAACTGCATGGTCATTTCAGCGGTCGTGAAGTTCACGCCGATGTGCTTCTGGCTGGCAACGGTCAGTGTCGTGAACTGTTCGTTGTCATCCTGCACCTGCAAAGCAGCGCCGTCGGTGACGAGGGCACGGTCGGGCAAGCGGATGCGCAGTGTGGAACCAATCTTCGCGCCTTCAACGGCGAACGAGTCGTCGTACTGGCGGTTGATGTTGCGGGTCAGAACAAGATTATTCTCAAGGATTTCCAAAGCCTTGCGAGTAATCATGTCGATAGTAAGAATCGAGTTAGCCATGATTATTCATCCCAAATCAGCGGTTACGTTGTGCCTCGTACTTCTTGATCTGACGCAGCCGTTCCGCTTCTATCCATTCCGACGTACTCATGGCCTTTGTGGACCGTGGGTCAGTCGTATCAAATCGCGTTGCTCCGTTGGAGCGGGCTGTGACAGGTGCAATCGGTGCCGGGGCGGTTGAAGTTTTTTTGGCCGGCGGATCAGAAGCCAACGCGGCCTCAATCTTTCCGATCTCTTTCGCCTGCAAAATCGGCGACAAACGGGCGATACGATCAGCTTCTTTTGGGTTGGAACCGAGCCAATAAAGGACGTCGGGGCCAGCTTCGGAAGCCTGAATGCTTTGAGCCATCACTTCGGTGACGGAAAGGTTGGGGTTGTAGGCGACTTGTTCAAAGTCGTCATACCGATCCCGCGCTTGCTCTTCACGTTCGTGATACGCATTCAAATATTCAGCGTGTTGCTTAGCGGCTTCCCGCTGCGCCAACAGTTCTTCCGCTTTACGTTCGGCCAAAGCCTCTGCGTAATCCTCGTAAGAACCAAACTGTTCTGGAGCCAGATCAGGAACAATAGCTGCTCGTTGACGGGCCTCAAACTCAGCTTGTCGCTGTTGTTGTTCGCGTTCCCATTTACGCTGTTCTCTTGCAAGCCGCTTACCGACAATAGCGTCCAACTCTTCTTGCGAAAAAGTTTTAGGCGCTTCCTGTTCGGTCTGCGATTCCAGCGTTTCAGTTTCTACGGTTTCAGGAGCCGCTGTAGTTTCCTGTTCCGGCGCGGGCACTTCCGCTTCGATAGGGACATTTTCGTCCATGATTAACTCCTAAGAGTCCCCGGTGAACCTCGCCGGTACGGTTTGTTAATCAGGCAGCGATATTAGCAACCTTTGCCTGAAAATCCTTAATACGCGCGTTGAGCGCGGCAGTATCGGCGCCCAGCTTTTGACTGCGGGCGTCCAGTTCGGCGCTCAATTTTTCGTTGGCGGCTTCGCGGGTTTCGCAAGCCTTAATGCGCACAGCCAAATCGGCTTCCGCGTCAATCATCTTTTTAGCAAAAGCCTTTTCAGCCGCGTCGAGTGCCTTTTGACGGTTAGCGGCGTTGGCGGCAGCCGTTTTGGTTGCCTCTTCACGCGCGGCCAATTCGGCCTCTACAGTTTCAGCGTGCAGCCGTGACTTTTCAAGAACCGCTTCAGCTTCGGCTTTCAACGCCAAAGTCTGATCTACAGCAGCAATAGCGCCCTGCCGCTTAGCCAATTCTTCCTTGGTTTCGACCATCTTTTTCAGGTCGTTCAGAAAATGCTTGGTGAAATAATCAATCAGCTTGTCGCTGCTGATACCGCCGTGGTCGCTGGAAATGTCCATGATCTAACCTTTACGCGTAGTAGCTGATGTTGATCTTGGCAGAAGCGGTCTGTTCGATGAACTTGATCTTGTGCAGATCGCCATCGTACTGGAGCGTCACGCCAGCGGCGAGAGGCATACCGACCGAAGCCGTCGGGGCAACACCATCGTCGCGCCACCGAACACCTTGCGTTTCTGGCGTAATCAATGCGAATGTCGGCATGACGTTCAGGCCCGAAACAGGATCAACTGAAGGGACCGTAAGCGATTGCGCCGAACTCAGCGACGTGATCTGCTGATAGCCCAAACAGCTAGTAATTGCTTTAAGGTTGATAGCCATTAAAATCTCCTGCGTTCGGTAAACGAACGTAACCTGACAAATATATCCTGATTTTCCGTCGGTGGCAAGACAGGCGTGACGACGGGTATATAGATGACATTGTTGTTCACGTATAGCGACGGCAGCAGATTGGCCGCGCCTTGCGTGATCGACGGGGAATAGAACGAATTGTCGTTCGCGTACAGCGAAGGCAGCAACGTAATTCGGCCAGATATGGCCGCGCTATAGAACGTGTTGGTGTTGGTTAACAGCGAAGGTGCCAGCGTGACGGTGCCAATTGAAACCGTCGCGTTATAGAACGAGTTGCTGTTGGTTGTAAGCGGCGGCGACAGCGTTATGGCGCCGATGTTGACCGTGGCCGCATAAAACGTGTTGCTGTTGGTAAATAAACCGGGGGTCAGCACAATCGCGCCAACGGAAACCGTTGGGCCGTAGAACGTGTTTGTGTTGGTCGTGAGCGGCGGTGCCAGCGTAACGGTGCCGATATTGACCGTTGCCGCGTAAAACGTGTTTGTGTTTGTAACAAGGCTGGGCAGCAGCGTTATCGTCGAGCCAATAGTCGGCGAATAAAACGTATTGGTGTTTGTTATCAGCGGAGGCGCAAGAACGATTTCAGCGACGTAGAAAGCCGTCCCCTGAAATGCAGTCGGTTCAAAAGCGCCGGGCATGGCCTATTCCTTGTCGATAATCGCTGTTGACGTGTCCCTATTTATCGTCATTTTGCCTTCGCAGCAAATACTCCAATCTTCGCCGGTCTTGGCGCCCCATGAAGGCACGTTAATCCGTACATTTTTAAGGATAAATTCTTTGCCGTCCTCAAACACGCGCCAGACGTGATCCGGCGTGCCGCGGTTAGGCATTCCGCGGGATTTGTTGAAGCGAATAATATATTCGCTCATATGATTTCAGCAGTCGGGGCAGCGCAAACAGCAGGCGCATTTTGCTGAACGGTCAGATTGAAATGCACGAACCGAAACGGCTCTTTGGACGGGTTGCGACCAAAACTGTGCGCTAACCAAGCCGGGGCAAACATTAACATTCCGGGTTCTGGCTTAAAATTAACCATAGTGCTGGCAAGTGTGGCTTGCGTTGGGTCAGCTTCGGGTAAACTCATCATAACCCGGCCCGGACGCGGATCGTGAATTACTGCGTGTGGCGTGTTTTTGGGTACGTCGAGGAAATAAAAACCTACGATAAAATTGCCGCCGGGGTGAACGTGATGTTCCATCGACGATGTTTGATAATGTTCTTGGCACCACAATTCAGTAAATACGGTGCTAAACTGGTCCATAGCAAAGCCTTGCTCGGCCAATATGTTCCAAGCAGTTTGCCCAACAAACTCAGCAAAAGGCACAATCCGTTCGTCTTCAAGCATGTTGCCAGACATGCGAACAGGATAAATTTTGTCAGGTTTTTTGTTGCCGTGAACTTGCTTAATGCTATCCGCCGCGACTGTTTTTACAACGTCCAGATATTCAGGCTGTTTAAGAGTATAAACTGGCGTCGCAAAACAATGTATTTGCTCTAAAACAGGCGTTTTTGTGTCGTTTTGATTTATATCGTGTGTCATTGTTGCTCCTCAATGACGTATTATGGAGCAAACCAACTACCACTTTCATCTTGGCGAGGATAGAGGGGAAATGGCGGCGTGATTGGGTCTGCATTTTCCATAGTCCAAGCCTCATGGGCCGCCAAACAATCGGCCCATAATTGTTTTGCAATAGGATCGGCCATGCTTACAGAGTTTTTACGGCACGTTTCAACGCGGATGCGATGCAAACCAAGAATTTCGTTTTCTTTTTGCAATTTTAAATCTGCGTCTTTTTGTGCGCGCTCTTCATCCGTCATAGGTCGAACAACGTAAGTGTCTTTTACAATACCATCGACCCACTGATATGTTGGACCTTCGCAAACTTCATAAACGCCGATTTTAGGCGGTGATACGCGGATAAATCGCGCAAAACGATCCGCCGGAAGATTATTTGCGTCAACGTCGGGAAAAGCGTGTTTAAAATTATCCGCAAAAATCGGATGCTCAAACGGCTCCCCGTTTTGAATTTGAATATAAAGTTCAAAGTCAGTGTGTTCCACGATTTACGGACCTACATTGGTTGAAGGAAATGAAGGTGTCCCGCGTGAACCGCCGGCCCATACAATCCGAACTGCGCCGCCGCCGCCGGAACCGCCAACAGATGTTACACAAGCATTAGTAGTTCCGGGGCCCCCACCACCGCCGCCGCCGTATAGGCCGCCGCCGCCAATGGAATTTTTAGTGCCCTGCGTACCGCCAGAACCGCCTGTACCGCCATTGTATGCCCCTGTACCGCCGCCTGTTGTACCTTTACCAAAAATTCCCACACCGCCGCCGCCGCCGCCTTTATTTGTTGTATATGCTGCGCCGGGTCCTGAGCCGCCGCCGCCCGCGCCAGAGTTAGTCGCCCCTGCCTGCGCTGTGCAGCATGAAGTATAAATTGTGCCGCGACCACCACACCCCGCGTAACCACCAGCCCCACCGCCGCCGGCACCGCCATAATAAGAGCCGCTACCGTCGGCGCCATTGCCGCCGGCCCCACCGCCGGTAGCTGTGCCGCCAAACCCGCCACCAACACCTTTAGCGCACGAACTTGCGCCGCGCCCACCGCATGCGTTGACGCCAAATACAGAGCTATAAGTTCCAGCGGTTTGCGAACCGCCGCCGCTGCCTACTAAAACCGTATAAGAACTTCCGGGCGTTACGGTAATGTTATTTTTATATCCAAGAGCGCCGCCGCCGCCGCTACCGCCAGATGCAGGAATACATATGAAGCACCCGCAAAAACAAAACGGTCCGACGTGCCTTCCGCTTCCTCCGCCTCCGCCGCCGCCTACTACGACCGCTGCAACGCTAGTAACGCCAGCAGGGGCTACCCAAGTATATGTGCCGGGCGTTGTGTATGTGGCGCACGTAATGACCGGGGCTGATTGCCCAGCAAACCCAAAGCCAAGAGCGGACATTCCTCCGCGCGTTACAATTGTCGGCATGTTTACCTCTTATGCAAACTTGGTTTGCGAAGCTAAAACCGTAAAGGCCGCGCTGCCTGTTTTAATAATCGTGTATGTGTAAACGTCGACGGACGATGCGTTACCGGACGATGGGGCGGTGCCGCCCTGCCATTTTGGTGTTACAGCAGAGCCGTCGATTTGAAATACGTTGTTGTAATAAGCCGTCGAACCCTGCGTAACCAAAAACGCGATGGTGAGAGATTGGCCCGTAGCCATCGCCGTGTTTAGCGACGTGCCAGACGACATGCGAACGTTTAACGTCCAGTTGGCCGACGCGTTGGTCGTGTAATACAGAACCGACTGCGTGCTAACGTCATAGTTAATCGTGCCCGTAGCAGCCGTAGCGCTTACCGTGGCCGTTTCAGCAATGTTTGGAATTGAAGCGGCCAGAAGCGCTGACGTGCCCGCCAATGTTGCGTTGGTGATCGTTGGCGATGTGCCCAGCACAACCACTGTGCCGGACCCGGACGTGGAATAGCTGGTACCCCAAGCCGAACCCGTGCTGTTCGGAATACCCGCGCCGGGATAAACTTGAGACGCAGCCGACAAAGTACCGCTTGACAGTGTAAGGTTTGTGCCGATTGAAATTTCTTCCGCCGCGCCAGTGCCAGCGGTGGAACGTCCAAGCAGCTTGTTGGTTGCCAGCGTGAGCGTATGCTCAGCATTCCAGCTTGACGGCTGGACGAGCGTAGAGTCGGCGCCATCGGCTTTAGCGGATTGGAACGAGTGCTTGAGACTGACGGCCATTATTCAATCCTATCTCTTAGAGCGCGAAGATACCGCTTGCGTTCCACGTAATCGAAATGTCGCCACCGTTCGGCGTTACGGGAAGGTTGGTCACGCCTGTGTCGATATACGCGACGACCGGCGACGTAGCCGCGGTGCCTGTGTCAATGAAAATAACCAGCTTAGTTACCTGAGAGCCGGTAACTGCGGTAAATGTCACGTTGGAACCGCTAAAAACGCCATCTGTAAACGTTTTGGAGCCAATCGTCTGCGGCGTGCCGACGACGGATGCACTAACGCTGCTGTAAAACTGATCGGTTGCCGAATAAGTGTACCCAGCCGTTACGAGGGCAACTTTGACGGTGCCAGCCGACAGGTTATTGTTTGCAGTGAATTGAAGGAGTTGCTCCTTCCACTTCGGGTAAAGCGCGTTAGCCATCTAATCAATCCTTACGCAAGAAAGCGAAGTTTATAGAGCGTTGAAAAGTACTGCCCCAGAATCTCATCAATGATGTTGTGAAGCGGGGTGCAATCCTTATCAACCACAGTATAGCGGACTTTTTCGATTTCGTCAGCCTGATCCTGAAGAAAATCGACAATGTTGGACGTTTTCTTGGCCGACATGAGCGAAATCGGGCCAATAAGGCCGTATTTTCCCTGATAAGCTTCGGCAAATTTGTCCGCCAAATCGACGATATTGTCGTAAAATTCGTTTAATGCCTTATGCTTAGCATAGCTGCGCGTGTTCAAATGCACCGAATGTGCAACATCACGGGCCAGAAAGAGCGTACCTACGAAATCAGCGGCGTTCATTGCATCGGTCCTTCAGGGGCTTGCTGTGGCGGCATGGGGGCTTCTTCAGGCGCCATGGGCGGCTGTTGAGGCATTTCGGGCGCTTCGCCCGGCTGTTCAGGCTGGCCGGGCATTTCAGGCATTTCACCGGGCTGTTCAGCACCGAATGCGCCGGGCTGTGCCTGCGACGGCGGAACAAGGTCGCCCATATCCATAGCAGCGTGCATCGTGCCCATAACAATGTCCTGAATTTGTTCAGGCGTCATGCTGTTCTGGACCGCCGCAATGCGTTTGGTTTCGGCGTCGAAGGCGTCAATTTGAGCCTTGTATTCCTTGATGTCGATTTCACGCTGAGCCGCGCTATCCTTGATATGCTCGATGATGCTGCTCATTTGGTTCAGTTCTTGGGTAAGAGCCTGAATTTGTTGCTGAGCCTGCTGCATTTCAGGCGTTTGGTCGTTGGTTGCCAGAACCTTCGGATCAAGGATTTTCTTGAACCGTTCGGCCATTTCCTGCGCGCCGGGCCAATCCATGTTCTTAATGAACAGATCGCCGGCCACCGTCCAAAGCTGCGGGTTGGACTGCAAAATCTGGCTCATAGCGTCAAGTGCCTCTTGACGTTTTGTCATGTAGCCGGGGCCGGTCGTGACCATAACATCGTATGTGCCGACGCCGGGATTGTAGATTTTTTCAATCAGCGCGCCGGTTTGATCGCGGACTTCCTTGACCGCTTCGGGCTGCGTCGGGTTGAATTTAACCATGCCGACTTCGCCGTCAACACCAATGATGCGGGCGATGCGCTGCGTATCGTAAACCTTTGGGATCAGATCGACGATCTGGCGCGTGATGTGACGGATCGCGCGGGCAAGATTGTCGACGTAATGGTACGTGCCGACGTCGCCCTGCTTTTCGCGGGCTATAATGGCCTTTGCAGAGCGTTCGTTGCCTTGCTGGCCCAGCGATGCGTCATACTGGCCGGTTGTGGCCTTAATGTCCTCGCCAGCGCCCATTTTGGCTTGAATGAGGCCCGTTTGGGGCAGCGGAGGCTGTGCGCGCTGCGGAAGCGGCAAAACGCCCCCTGCGGCGTCTGTAACGTCAGGGTTGACTTCCAAATACGGCCAGTTGGTCGTGTTGGCGGTCTTCCACTGCTGTTCATAGCCTTCAAACTGGCCGCCATAGCCAATAAACGGTGCTTTGGGGGCCAACGCCAGCATTTCAGCTTCTTGGCTAACCCAATAGTTGTACATGCGCTGCGCGTCTTTGGCGTTGCGCACAAGACCTGAAATATAAATCTGGCCTTCGACTTCCCATTCGTTGCCGATCACGCGAACGACAGGAATCCATTTGCCGGGCCATTCGCGCTCTTCGAGGATGTCAAACCCGTTGGTTTTCATCCACATGACCTTTTTGCGGTCAACTTCGCGGGTGCGAACAGGCGCGCCAAACATGCCTTTAAGCTGCTTGTCGCGGGGCGTGCCCGAAAATGCGGTCTGATTGTCCGGGTAAAGGTGCAGTGTGGCGCGTTCGTGGGTATAGTAAAAATACTCAGCGATGCGGATCGTATCTTCCGCCAACCACTGCGCCATGCTTTCATTGCCAACGCCCTGCGCCATCAGCGTTGAAATAGGCGTCGCGTCGGGGAACATTTCTTCGTATTCGGACTTCAGAATGTCTTCCGTTACGAAACACCATTTGGCGTCAGCGCCGCACGGGTCTTGGATCGTCGGGTCCATGTACACGCTGAATGCGTTACGGACGCGGACAATTTTAATGTCCTGATCGAACGTATCTTCGTCGCAATACTCGGTCAGCAGGCGGATATAGCCTTCGCCATACGTTACCTGATTGTCGCAAGCCGTATCGTAAGCGACGTCAGCATCCGAGATATACTCGATGTGCCGCACAACTCCGTTAATGATTTCAGCAACTTGCACGTCGGCATTGTCATCAACTGGGATGACTTTGCCGCTGGGCCGGTTCTGACGCTGTTCGTTTGTAACTTGGCGGACGTGCTGCGGCAGCTTGTTAATCGTCAAGCACGGGCGTGCGTTGATCGACTGCCCTTGCACAGCGCCGCGGGTTGCCAGAACGTCAGCGGGCCATTGCCACTGATTGTCCGGGCTGCCGGCCATAAAGCGAAGATCGTCTAATTCGTCTTCACGGCTATCCGAATACGCTGCCATCGCCATTTGCAGGCGAGAGCGCATTGTTGCCATTTTATCGTCGTCAGCACCGTCTTTGGTGACGGGATTGCTACCGATATTGGCTACATAGCCTGCTTTAGCAATGCCGGTCGGATCAGCCATTAGAAAATCCCGATTACTTCAGGTTCACGCATCATCAGGTAGTCTTTACCATCAATCGTGACGTTTTGTCCCGTATAATCGCCAAATAAAACGTGATCGCCAACAGCGACGTTCATCGCGCTCAGCGAACCGTCAGGCTGACGTTTGCCCGGCCCCATAGCCTTGATGACGCCAGACGTCAGTGGCTTAGTGTTGAGCATGATGATTGTGCCTTGTTCGGCTTGGTCACGTTCAACTACAATACAATCGCTCAGAGGGCGAAATTTCATTTCTTTTTGCCTTTTGCAGCCGCACGCTTAGTTGCGTATGCAATAGCTACCGCCTGTTTGACCGGTTTTCCAGCTTTTACTTCGGCTTTGATGTTCTTACGAAACGCCGATTTGCTGGTGGATTTGACCAATGGCATCGTTATTTACCTTTCTTGGCGGTTTTGGCGCTATCGCGGAACGCTTTTGCGGTCGGCGCGCCTTTTGTGCCGGGTTTGCGCATTTTTTCGCCTGACCCAGCGGCGATACGCTTACGTTTAGCCTGAATGTTGGCGTAAAGACCGTTTTTCATTTGCAATTCCACCGTTTCAGGCTGGCCTTAGCGCGTTCACCGTTTTTTGCCTTGGCGGCAACAGCGCCCATGCGCGCGCAAAATGACGCTTTGCGGCCTGCATCTGCCTTAGTTTTGGGGTGCGGAGCCGGTGCTTTTAGGTTTGACCCGGTTGCAGCGTTATATTTTGCGCGACCTTTGGCCGTAAGCCCCGCGCCTTTGGACGCAGGCAGCTTTTCACCCCGCCCAACAGCCAGCGAAACGGACTTTTTCTTACCGGCCATTCTAAGAACCCATCCAAGACGAGGAAACCGCACCCCCAGAATACGCTCTTACGCGATTTCTGTCAACGCGGTCGCCCCGATACTCCCGCGACGCTATCGGAAACGCAAAAGTCAACGCTATGGCGTCGGCGGCGTCCGGTGAGGCCAGCCCGCGCGCCTTCATATCCTTTTTGCTTTCCAAAAACAGCGTGCCGCGGCTGTCCGGCTTGGTGCGAGGCCCGATCAGGTCGGTTTTCAGGAACCTATCGTTTGGGATATGCCCTTCGCGGAGCCATTCACGCATAGCGCCCCACATCTCGGCACGTTTGTTGCCGTACATGATCTGCTTTTGGGCCTTATTGCCGAAGTTGACGCCCCTGATCTTGTACCGTTGCTCTTTCAGCCGGTCCACGACGCCGGCGCCAAGGCCGCCTTCGTCGACGCATACCAGCGCAGGTTTGTATTCTTCGATTGCGTCGATGATGTGCCCGACGACTTCCATCGTGTCAGCGCCGCGGTGGCGCTTAAGCGCGATAATATCCCGGCCCTGCCGCACGGCGATGACGGTCGCGTCGCTGCCGAACCGCGCTGGATCGACGCCGATTGCGATGGGGGCCGTCTCATCTTTGTGTTTGGGCCGGTTCATCGCGTCGTCAACCAGATTGGACGGAATGAACTGATCGTCGCCTTCCGACGGAAACTGCCCATAAACTTCGACATTGGCCTGATAGCTATCCGGTCCGTACTCGTCGATGATGCGCTGATACAGGTTTTTGTCGGTGCCCTCGACGTCGCGTGCGTCAATATTACGCTGGTTCCAAAACGCCCGCTTGCTGTTGAACGTTTCGTAAAAGTACCCCGTATTGCGACGCGGGTTGGAAAACGCGAAATGAAACCGATTGGGCGTGTTTTCGGTGAAGAAACCATCCGACACGGACCAGATGCTGTCTGGAATACCGCTGGCTTCGTCGAAGATCAGCATCACGCCGTCGAAGTTGTGAACCCCTGCGTATGCGTCCGGGTTCTCTTCCGACCACAGCCGACCTTCGACGGACCAGTAGCGCGTGCCTTTTTTCAGGTCGCGCTCGACCAACTCGGTCAACCATTTGGCCGGCATGATGCGTGTGGCCGCGATTTCAAACCAGTGCGAGTTGAGCGACATTGCCAGCCATTTGGTAATTTCGGCCCATGTCACCGAGCGTAGCTGCGCCTCAGAGTTCGCCGACACGATGGTTGTCGAGCCAATCCGGGTGCTGAGCATCCAGATGACGAGCCACGACACCAGCGCCGACTTGCCGATACCGCGACCGGACGCGACCGCCGCCCGGAACGTATCGAAGTCGATCTTGCCTTGGTTCTGCTTGATGTGGTCCCGAATGTCCGTCAGCACCTGCCGTTGCCATTTGCGCGGGCCTTGAAAGTGTTCCAGCGGCGTGCCGGGTTCACCCCACGGAAATGTCAGCAGTACGAACGCCAGCGGGTCATCCTTGATCGTCGGCGCCCACAGGCGCGACATTAATTCCATTTCTTCCGAAGCGCTGTAAATCGGCTGCTGCATTATTTTGACTTTTTATGTTTCATAAACGCGCGGCTATCGGCTTCCATGACTTTATGCAGGATTTGTTCGCGTGCCAAAGCCGTTTCGGCGTCTTTATATTCAGGAAACTCAATTCCCGACCGACGCGCCAACGTAAACGCCGTTTTTGGCTCCATGACAACGCCGTGCCAATACGTCGGAAACAGCATAGCGCCATTATCCGTACCCATAACCGCCCCCTTAAAGGTTGTTGGGCTGCCGTCCGGATTTGTCAGGTACGTCCCGGCGTCAAGATTTCGGCGATGGTACTGGATCACGTTCGCTTCCGCCGGCGTCATATCCTGCGGAAGCGCTGTGTAATACGCTGGGGGCGGTTTGCTTGCCATGTTCAGTCTCCAATTGCGGGGGTATTTCCGTGTAAGTTCCCTCGATGACGCGCTGCTGTGCTTTTTCGAGCGCGCCGATGATGCTGATCTGCTGATCGACATTGACGTCGATCTGTTGTTTGGCGACCCAGCCGTGCTGATGCTTAAGAATGTCGAGCGCTGCCTTAGTGTCGCCGTCGGCGGCTGCCGCGTGCAAAGTCTTGGCCGCGATATACTCGCCGTCGGCGCGGCCTTTCATCTCGGCCATTTCGACAAGCGGGTCAAACTCCGCCAGCCGGCGATACTGCGCTGGGGTCAATCCAGCACGCAACGCCAAGCTGTCACCTTTAAGACCCAGCTTGGCCGCTTCATAAATTGCTTCGAGCCGGGCTTCGGTTGCCTGAACGCGTTCGGGCGTAAATGGCAGCGAGTAGAAAGTCATGGCGCCACAATAAATGATGCAGTTGGATTTTGCAAAAAATAAAAAATTGTTTGCGGACCTAGGCAGCGACAGACACCCGGCCCCCTCGGCCCCCATACCCCCACCCACCACCCCCCTACCCCCAGCCTCATGCCAAAAGGGATGGAAGATTGCTTCATTCTGGCAGGAATTAGTGCGGCTGGCTGGCGTTGGATAAATGCGTCATGCAACATGGGGCGTGGGTCATGTGGGTCATGTGGGTCATGCAAATCAAGTTGCACATTGACCATCCAGAAAGACTGCGTTTGGCCCTTTTGGTTTTTGACGCATTTTTACAACATTTTTTGTAGGGCGACCCCGAACCGAAACTGCGTTCGAGTTTGCGTGCGCTGAACTGGTTTGTGGGCGTTGTGGGTCATTTGGGTCATATGTTTTCAGTCGCACAGAAAATATCTCTTATTGCGAATCATTCTTAACTAGAAAGATAATCTTTTCCTCTTAACAGTAAATGACCCAAATGACCCACAACATTCAAAAACAGCAGGATGCAAGCCGCTTTGCGCGTGGGTCATCTTCGCCGAAAAATGACCCACAAATCGACCCAAAATCGCTCTAAATGACCCACACCAAAAATCAGCTGTATTACGTGACTAATACAGCACATAGCAAAAATGCTATTTGTGGGTCATTTTTGTGGGTCACAATGACCCACAAATGACCCACACATTTCCTATCCTCAAACTGGCTGTATTATATCCTCAAAGTGGACGCGATTGTCTATTGCGCATATCCTCAAACTATGCGAGTTAGAGGATATCAAAACAGTGAGGTAAACGACATGACAACATCTCTTATTAAATGCGAACAAATCACTGGCGCAAATGGCGCAATCGGTCTGCGCCGTCTCGACATAGAAGAAATTGAACCAAAAGTTTACCGTTTCAATGAAGCCGCTGGCGGCATGGAATATACATCGCCAGACGCATTTAACGCTATGGGCTGGAGCGCGCGCACTTATTGGACGCTGCTCGATCCGTCACGATTTCATGTTGTGAAAGGCTAACCCATGGACCCGCTGAATTACCCAACTGACAACATTTATGTCATCGCGGCGCTTGCCGTGCTGGCATGGCTCGGATTGGCGGCATTCGTCGCCATCATGATGCAACAACCGAACGACGATCAATAACCAACACCAACAGGAGCAAAACCGATGCAAAACAACCTAGCACAAGACACAACCTATAATGGCTGGACAAATTACGCCACATGGCGCGTTCGTTTGGAACACTGCGACTATGACGGGGCCAGCGATAACGACCTAGACGCATACGACCTAGGCCAGAACCTAAAGGAAAGCGTTTCGGAGCTAATGTATCAGGAGGCGACAGGTTCGGCGCTGGACTATGCGCTGGCATTCTTGGCGGAAGTTAACTGGTATGAAATCGCCGAACGTATGATCGAGGATTACCGCGAGGAAGAAGTGGAGGCCGAGGCATGAGCGCGCAGACGTTGAAGCTGGTTGACGAATTCCTGACGCAAGGCGGCCATGCCCCGGGCATCGACGCAGAAACGCTTGAGAAGGAATATTCGCTAGTCGAGGCCGCGCCGCGCATGAAGGCCGCGCTGGACGCGCTGGTAGTCAATTACGCGCAGTTTGGGCGGGTGACGGATCATTTCGTGCGCGATGTGGCCGCGCTATTGCAGGAGATAGACGCATGACATACCAAATGGATCGCACATATTGGCGCGCAACGTCGACGCGCAGTCTGATTGAAGCCGCGCGGCATAGCGGCGACGAACTGGCAATCGCCCTCGGCGAACGTCTCGAAGAATTCGACTGCGATCAAGAGACGATCACTGATCTGCTAACCGAAAACGCCGAACTCGAACGGCGCGTGGACGATCTGCGCCAAGAGATTGAGAGCCTGAACCGCGCATTGGAGCAAAACTAATGGCAACCGCACAACAAACAGCACTATTAATCGCACCGAAGGCCCGTGCAACTGAACATGATGTGCTAAAACAAGCAGCAAAGGCCCTGCGTGAGCATGAACGGCTCACGCAAGCCCTGCGTGCGAACGAGAACGAATTGCGGCGGCTGTGCCGCGAATATGATCTAGTCGCCGGCGTGTGGGGCTTCCAACAGCACCATTTGCGCCGCGCATGCGAAGCAAGGGGGCTGCTATGAACACGCCATATATCCGCACGGCGGTCGATTTCCTTATAATCGCCATCGTTTATTTTGGGGTTGGCTCGGTAACTGGCGCATCACCAACGCAAGCAGGGTTTGCCATCGCGCTTGGCGGTTATGCCTTGCTCATGGCGCACAAGGATAGAGAATTATGACGCAGCCGACCCCACACGACCCAAACTGCGCTATTGTGCGCACTGGTGATATCCGCGCATGGTGCGATTGCGGGACGGACGAGCCAATAACCGAACGCTTGCAAGCCTTCTATCGCGGCAAACTATCGGAGCGCGAACGCATTCTAAAACGCTTGCGCTATGGCGTGAAAGAGTTTCGGAGCCTGTCCCGCACCGACCCTAAATGGTGGCTGGTGGCCGAGATATTAGAGGAAGAGGCGGACGTTATCGAAAGCGGAGACTATTGGAATGACAAAGACAGCGACTAAACGCCCGCCTTGGTATGGCGGGAACCGCATCCCCGATAGCTATCTGCGCAAATTCATGCGGGCGGTTGAGAATGAAGAAATGCCCCATGAACTGCGCGTATTCTTGGACAGACTGAAATGAACACTGAGCAAGCCGAAGCCGTGCTGCAACGCATTGCAACGCAGCATTATGTGACTGTGGCGCGTATGCGCAGCATGGAAAAGAACAAATACATTCACGCCGCGCGCCAAGCAGCATCCATCGCATTGATGAACCTAGGTTACACAAGCGTTGACGTAGCGCGCGTCATGAACCGACACCCGACGACTATTCTCGCCATGCAAGGGCGCATCGGAAACAGGGGCGGCACATGCAAAACGAAAAGGAAATAAAATTTCTGAAATACCGCCGCGATGTGTTGCCAGAACAACTGGATCGCGCGCGGAGACGTTATCAGGGCCTTGTGCGCGAAGCTAAGCGGCTCGGCCTTAACTGGACCCTAACAAATGAGGAGTTATTCAGCGATGACTGATTACATCATTATAACAGGCGAAAGTTGCCTTTGGTGCGACAAAGCTAAAGCTGCGCTGCGCGAAGCTGGCAAAACTTACGTCGAACTGAGCCTAGACGAACACCCCGACCTATTCGTTATCATGAAAGCGCTGTCCGCTAAGACTGTGCCTCAGGTGCTTAAAATAGTCGGTGGGTTCGAGGCTACAGTGAGAGATTTGGGAGAACCAAAATGAGCCATACGTTTACACGTTGCTTTGATTGCGCATACTGGATGCCTCATGCGTTAGATGAAAACGGATATCCGAAAACCTCTCGGATTGGTTTGGCAAACGGACAATGCTGCATAAAGTTGCCACCATACCTGATGAGGCACGAACTATCTTACTTCAATACGCATGAGAACCAAGGCTGCGATCTGGGCAAATATGGATCAGCGTGGCCTAACCCGGAGCATTTGAAATGACACTGCAAGGCAGACCGCCCATCTACCCGCTGCGCGATGTGCCTATGGGCGGCACAATCGACTTTGAAGCCCCTACGCTGCGCGATACGCGCCGTATCCATAAGAACGTCCACCAATTCGGCGAACGCAACCAGCGGCGCTTTACAGGGCGGATGAACAGGCAAACGCGGATTATCACCTTCACGCGCATTAAATAATAGAAAACCCCCGGCGGAGTGAGGGCCGCCGGGGGTCAGGTGATCGGATAACCAGCGGAGCAAAACGCTAGTTAGCGGATGTTTACCACCTTTTGATCGCCAAACGCAACCCCATCGTCCTCGACCATGCGGCGCAACTCAGACTTGCTATAACGCTGCACTACGCTGCGCTCGGCATAGATATGACGCTTTGTCGGATATTCGCGCGAATGCAACCGCCCAACGTCGACCCATCCAGCCTCTTTGAAGGCGTGCAAGAGGGCTGCTTGCGGGACTTTGGCGGCTGATGTGTTCATTGAAAGCGCAACTGCATCGCAAATACGGTGGAAAGGCCCACCGACAATGCCTTTCGCAAACGGCCCCATGCGCTTCTGCATCATCTCGACCATGTGGCTTTCGGACATAGACATGCCATGCTCGACCATGTTGACCTTCCATTCGGTAACAGGCGGCGCGGCGGCGGGGTTGAACGCAGACACATCGCGCTGATGGAGCCAAGCGGCGATCTTTTCAAAGCCGCCCGACTTATACCAACGCCAAATCTTCTGGCTCTTATCCGCATCCAAGCGCTGCCCGTGTGACCAAACGCAGAACCAACGGCGATCTTGCGAAGGGATAGAGATAGGCACAGGGTCATTCGTGAACGCCAGCACCAGCAGACGATTGACCATATCGTAAGGATGCAGACCCTTGCGGTTAATCGTCAACGTCTCAGGCGGCGCGGCGATGATTGGCTTGAGGCGGTTCGCCAATGCGCGGCGTTCGCGTGCCTCAGGCTCTTTCAATTCGTTCAAGATGACAATCTCAGCCTCAAGGGCATAGCCCCATTGGCTGTCCAGCCCCTTGTTTTCCATGATCGAGCGGTTGTGCTGATGCTCACCACCAACGGCCCATAGAAGGGGCGCCCACATGGTATCTTTGCCCGTGCCTTCGTCGCCGCCGTGCAGCACTGCATGGTTGATCTTGATGTTGGGGTGCTGCGTCTTGAACGCCATGACGTTCAAAACATGCTCTAACTCGTTTTCTTCGGGAACCATGTGGCGGCAGTGATCGAGCCAAATCGACACATCTTTGTCGGCAATTGTATCAGATGCGGACATGTCAGGGCGGTAATCGACCCAGCGATTTGCATAAACCAGCCCTTCGCGCGCAACCAAGACGCTTTCGCCCGGCGCGTAGGTGATGCCCGTGACCGCTGGCGCGCCATATTCCTGCCGCCGTTCATCGTAATAGATCGACGCTTGCACGCGGTTCTTCTTTGTGCCGTGCATGGATTTGCATTCGACGTGCCGATAAAGCGCGTTAAACACATGGCGCGGGATTTCACGGCGCAACACCATGTCAAAATAACTATCGTCCGATTGAACGTAGGCGTAACGCCCGAACCATTCGTTTTTTTCCAGCCGCCCGGCTTCTTTGCGCTCGACTTCGCGCACGACAGCGGACGCTTCGTCGGGGAACTCGTCCGTGGGCTGAATGCGGTCGTGCATCTGCTTCATGCGCTCGGCGATCAA